CATGTTCAGGCTGTTCCACTCGGTCGTACAGGTGATGACGCAGATCATGTAGGCCATACAGCAGTCGTCGTGGCCGCTGCGGCGGGCCGGGCCGAACGTCCCGTCCTCCAGAGCGGTGTACTGGGTCATCTCGTAGTAGGTGGCCGGGTGATGGATGATGGCCTCCTTGCGCTTGAGAACGCCCTGGGTATTGGCGATGAGCCACTGCTTGGTGTCGTAGGTGGTGTTCCACCCGAGGACGGCCTGGGAGCGCCGGGACTTGTCGGGGCGCCGGTCTAGCCAGATGTTGCTGTACCCGGCGTCCCGCCACACCTGCATGGCGTCACGACCCCCGCCCTGGACCTCGGTGTTCAAGATGGCGTTGTTGTACCAGTAGGCCGCGGCCAGGGCGATCTCACCGACCTGGGAAGGGACGGCCGAGCCGTGCCAGACCGCGCACTGCTCCAAGGTGGCCCGATTGATGACCTGGATGCAGGCCGGATCGCCCTCGATGGTCTTGGTCGGATCGGCCGCCACGGCGTATTTCTGGCGGCGTCCCGGCATCTTGTAGATCAGCCAGTGGCCGTGCTCGGTGTCGTGGAACCCGATGGCGCCCTTGTTGTTGTAGAGGTAGCCCCGAGAGGCCCCGACGTGGGGCTTGTAGCACTCACGCAGTTCGGGCAGCGGGAACACGTTGGACCCCGTCGAGAGGAACGCCTCCTCGGGGGTGCAGGGGTACTCCTCATGGAACCCGTCGAGACCTTTGGGCGCGTTGCGGATCTTGCGCCGCCGCCAGGCCAGCTTGGCCAGGACTTGATCGGGGCCGACGCCCTCGTTCAGGAGAAACCCAAGTACACCGTGCTCGTCGCCGAACTCGCCGTCGTGTTCAAGGTCCTCGTAGGCCAGGTGATGCTCACTGACCTCATACTCGTCGTGCCAATACCAAGGAAAGAACATTGGTACGAAATCGGACTTCCCCCCTTCTGGATCTGTACCGTCCATCCACTCATCGTGGAAGTACCCGCCGACGCCTTGCGCGGTTGATTCGTGTATCCAGATGGTTCCGTGCTCATAGGGGATCGCGTTCTCCAATCCGGGGATGATGGTGTCGGCCTGGTCGCCCCAGAACGCGACCTCCGAACAGTGACAGCTCTGGATAGTCATGCCCCGGCCGACCTCGTCCTTGGTCGCGGTGGCGACCCGGACGGTGGAGTCGAGCGGAGCGTCCCACACCATCTCCTCTTTCGTGTCGTACTTGAGGCTGAATCGGTCGGAGAACGGGCCATGGGTCCAGTACCGCTTGGTCATGGTGAACAGGTACTTGGAGTCGTCCTTCTCCTTGGACAAGACGAGGTTGTACGAACCGGGGTGGATGAACGCCCAGAGAAACAGGATCGCCTCAGTGACCGTCGAGATCCCGAGCTGGCGCCCCTTGAGCACGATGATCCGCACGGGCAGCCCGGCGTTGTACTGGCGCTCGACTTCGGCCACGAACTCACGCTGGGCCCAGGCGAACGGATCATCGCGGTTCAAGTGGATGCGCTTACCGCCCTTGGTGCGGATCTCCAGCTTCTCCAACATCGGCCACAGCGAGAGGTTAGGCATCCTCATCATCCTCGTCGTCTCGATGCGCCCGTCGATCGACCGCCACGTTGCCAACGACGAATCTACCCGGGCGCGCGGGCTTGGACCCTGACCCACGGATCTCGGCGAACGCCTCCATGATGTCGGCCTGTGACTCCACCAGCGCGGACGACGGTCGGCGGCCCGCCGCCTGGATCTGCTTGCCGAACACGGCCGCCGCGATCTTGGCCGCCTGGTCCGGCGTCCCGCTACGGATCATCTGCTCGGTTCTCTCCAATGCGAGCCATTGGAGGTACTCCAGATACTCGCCCTGGTCGGCCGTGTTGAACCGGGTGACCTTGACCTCCTTGGCCATCTCCTTGACCACGTCAGGCGGGAGCTCGAATACCTCGGCCACGACCCCAGTGGGTACGCCGCGTTCGAGCGACCGGCGCAGAAGGGCCTCGTAGAAGTCGATGAACTCAGCAGTCACAGCATCCCGAGCTGGACTACACCCTCGGCCATGACACCATGGACTTTGATTGCATCCTCACACGCCTTGTTCCTTTCAATGCGTGCATACTTTGCTCGCCAGCCACACGGGCAAGTAGCTCGGTAATGGACAGTTGATGGATCCTTCTCAGTCGGTTTGCGCTCCTCATCTTTTATGACTGCCGTGTGATCTATCATTTAGTTCCTTTCACGGGATCGTCAGCGACAACTCGACGGTCTTGCCCCGCAGATGCACGAAAGCGAGCGCGGTGTCCGCACTCTCGGCATTGACGTGGAAAATGAGCGACACCTGGCCCGAGGCAAGAGACTGGACACGGTAGACCACGCCTTTGACACTGCGGTTCTCGGGGTCGATCTCGGTCGGTCGGTTCAGTCCGTCGACGAGGAGGGCACGAAAGCGGGCCCCTGCGGGTCCATCAGCTGCGCTCGGGCTGCGTCCAACTGCGCGCTCAACACTTCTTGCTCCGTCCTCAAGAGCCTGACGTCGTGCGTCTCCTGCTCCTCCCTCCCGATGATCGCCTGGATCCCCCCCGGCAGGTCCGTCAGATCCGGACTGTCGTAGTCCGGTGGATCGAAGGACATCATCGAGGCTGACGGGTTCACCGCCGTAACCGACGACGGCCCAACTTCCTGCTCTCGGCCCTGTAAAATATCTGTCACCATCCCCCGGATCTCCCGCAGGTTCTCCCTCTGCATCCTCTCCATCGTCTCCAACACGACCCCAAGGACCGCCGCCTCCGAGGTCGCGGGTGTCATCGTCGTAGGCGGCGTCGTAGTCGGTGGCATCGACGTAGGGCTCGACGTCGGGGGGGGTGAGGTTGTTGGGGTCGATGGCTCGTCGAGCAATCCCCGGACGTACCTCGCCAGGCTGGTTCTCAGACTCATCCAACGGGCACCTCATCCTGCGCGTAAATGCGCCAGATCCAGATACGCAACGGGATCGCGCCGAGGCTGAGTACCACGTTGAGCACCATCACCGTCGCCACGGTCCACACTGGCAACACGACCAGCAGGGCCAGCGGAACGAATGTGTTGACGACCCAGGCCACGCCCGAAACCCAGAAACCGATCCAGAACCACCGGCTCGCCATACCGAGATAGACGGCGTGACGGACCTTGGCGTCGCGTCCCGCGACCTCTCTGAATGACAGCGCGCACGGGGCCAGCATGATGCCGAGGAAAACCCAGTTCACCACGGCCGCGATGAACCAGATCAAGTAGACGGCCGAGACCTGGCGCAGCGTCGGCGACGGGCTCCAGATGATGGCCACGACCGAGGCCGCAGCGATCCAGAGACCCGCGCCGATCACAAACGCCTTTTTCATCAGGCCATGGCCCCCGCGAACGCGCCGGGCTGGAGCTTGGACAGGTCGGGGATCGGGGTGCTGATCTCCATGTGCAACGCACCCGCCGCTACATGCTCGGCTGCCACGGCAGCCCACTCACCCTCACTCCAGCGGACGTGGACCGGGATGCCGGCGTTGAGCGCCACCCGGACACGCTGCGTGATCTTCTCCGACACTTCCTCGGGCATGTTGGTGAAGATCCACTGTGTCTCGGCCTTCGCCAGCGGTTCCATGCCATCGGTCAGGCCCGCCGTCACAGCGGCCTCCCATAGCGTCGGTCGTCCGTTGAGGATCACCCGCGCCGCCTCGTACTCGTCCGATCCGGGCGTGCCCAGTATCGCCGTGATTGTCTCTGTCAACCATTTACCTACCATGTTGCCCTCCCTTAGTTGTTGCCTGAGTCGTCAGAACTGTTGGCTGCCACTGAGATCAGATGAGTGCGGCGCAGGGCCGTCTTGGCCGCATCAGTCGTGGCGTAGGTCATGTATGACTGCGCCCCGCATCGGCATCGCCCCCGCCAGCGCACGACATCGTGGGCCGTCCCGTGCTCACGGTGACGTTCCTTCATAGCCGAGATTTCGTGGTCGTCAGTCATCGCCCGGCTCCGTCGTGGCGTCGAGGGCGGCCGGGCTGCAAAGGCGCGGTCGTCCCAGTTGCCGACGTGCTATCCATCGCACTCGCTGCAGAGGTAGGGCGTCGGCCAGCGTCCGAAAGCGGTGCCATTGTCCAAATCTTCGTCGCGCAGACGGGAGGCTGTCGCCCGCGCCTCAGCCTCGGTGTATCTGATCTTGGGCCTGCCCTGCCGGTCTGTGTGCGGTCGCCATCGTGCGGTTCTCACGTCCGCATACAATCCAAATCCGAGGTCTACGCACAACGGACTTTCCTGCCCCACCCGCTCGTCGCTGGGTTGGTTACTTGTGGACATTTACTCAGCCTCCGAAGTGCAGACGAGGCACGCCTCGCCCGATTGGTGAACGATCCTGGCGTGGCCGACGTTCTGGCGTTCGGAAATCATCAGCGCATCGACGCACGACAACAGGTCCCAGCACGGGCGGCAGAGCACGTCGTAGCCATGCCTACCCTGCTCCCACTCGGCGTCGGGGACGAACCAGTCGTCCCACCACTGACAACCACACCGAGAGCAGGCCAGCACCGGAGCGCCGTCCTCGGTCCAGCGCAAGAGCGACCGCCCCTCGGACAAATCGACGTAGACGGTGGACTTGACGGCCCGCAGGCGGTTGTTCTCGGCCTCTAGCGAAATCGGACCCAAGTTTCTCTGTCCCACCCGCTCGTCGCTGGGGTCGGGGATCACGTCGGCTGGTGCCTCGTCAGTCATGGCACGCACACCTGGACTTCGGCGACCTCCCACGTCACCGGGCTCGGTGTAGCGGGCGACGACGCGGCGTGCCAGCCTTTCGGATTGTAGTTGGGATTCTGACCCACAGGGATCATCACCTGGGTGTCGAGCAGGATGGAGTAGGGCTTGGCCGCGATGGGGCGGGCCGACGATGCCTTGGCCTGGTACACCTGCCTGCCGTCGAAGTAGACGGTCATCGACTGTCCGAACACGCACTCACAGCCGTAGACGTGGAACCCCGCGCTGATGTCGACGCCGGCCGCCCACGTCTCTTGCTGCTGACCCCCGCTGAACAGGTCGCTCGTCCCCATCGTATTGACGTTGGCGCTCCCGCTGGTGAACCCGGTACCACAGATGTCGAACTCCTGGGACGAATCCTTGGGCAACAACCAGAACGCGGGCCAGATGCCCGTAGAGGTATCACAGAACTTGATGCGGGCCTGGATGTACCAGCCGTCACCCGTCGTCGGCAACAACGACGGGTACGACGAGAGAGAGCCGGTGAGCCAGGCGTAGCCGTGCGGGGCGTAGGGGCCCGAATACCGCTCGGCAGTCAGTGTCACGCCACCGGGGTAGGTGCCGACTGGACCGACCTTGACCTGAGAGGGGTTGCGCAACGCCACGTCATAGCCCGGGTAGGTGTTGGCGCTGAATGGCGGCGGCAGGTTGACGGGGGGATCGTCCCAGCGGTTGCCGCCCGGTGCGAGCTCGGCCAGCCAATGCGCGCTGAGTGCGGTGCCCGTGAACTGGTCGTCCCACAAGACGCTGTAGCCCGGGGGCACAGGCAGGCCCGCAGGCGGTGGTGGGTCGGTGTCGGGGACAATGTTGTAGGCGGCGGTGTAGGTATTGCACGACACGGTCACAAGGGCTGCCCGTTGGGCTGCGGTGACCGATCCGGCGACGAGAGCGTTGGCCTGAACAAGGGTCGTATTGGCATCGGCCTGGATGGCAGCGATCTCTTCGGGCGTGGTCGTCATGTCAGTGTCTTCTCCAGCTCAGGCAGCTTCTCGAACCGTTCGGTGGCTGACTGACGGGCGATGTTGCAAGCGCGCCCGATCGTGGTCCACGTCACGCCGACCTTGCGGGCGGCGATCACGCGAATCTCGAGCAACCCGATGGCGTCGATCAACTGGTTGTTGGCCTCACGGATGCGGTCCTCATGCCACGCGCTCTCCTTATCCCAGCCTTTGCCCGGCGGCTGATTCCGGTAGTTGACGCTCACGGCCGCACGATCCAACTGGGTCCGCTGGGGTGACGACGCGCCGCGCGGTTCGGCCCCAGCGGTTGGGTGAACTGCGCCTCGCGTTCGGCCCGCAGCTTGGCCGCTAGCATCTGCTCGTAGCGGTGCTCGATGTCACGCAGCATGTGGGCACGGC